GACCTCGCCCTGTTCATCCAAGCAGGCGACGTGCTGACCGTCACAGCCTACAGCGTGAACGCCAGCGATGTGAGCGCGTCCGCTATCTGGGTCGAAGACATCTAACGAGGACCACACCATGGACGAAGAGCTGATGCCGGAGGCGATGCTGTCCGCCGCTGCCCAAGAGACTGCGCCGGTGACCTACGCGCCTCCGGTCGAGCGGAAGTACCCGAGCCTGTACGACGACAAGGGGACGACCTTGGCGGCCATCGCCTTGGGCGTGCTGATCGTGGGCGGCATCCAGATGTCCGTCTCGCGCATGTACGCGTCGTCGCGGAACGAGCAGCAGTACCTGACGCGCTTCGTGACGTCGCTGGTGGCCTTGGTCATCGGCGCCTACATCGCCGACCTGCTCATCGCCGGGCCGGACACGAGCCTGCTGTCGGACGAGGAGCACACCATCATCCTCGGCTTCGTCAAGGACGTGTGCCTGATGGTCTTCGCGTACTTCTTCGGGACGAAGGCCAGCTCGAACTCCAACCACCCCAACCAGAGCGAGTGACTCATGTCCATCTCCAAGAGCCAGAAGCACGCCATCGACTGCATCCTGTCCATCTTCGAGACGGGCAAGGTGCCGACCGCGGCTTCCTACTCGACGTGCACGATCCTGCGGGACGGCGCGGGCATCTCCTACGGGAAGCACCAGGCCACGGACAACGCCGGGTCGCTGGACAAGATCGTCCAGAAGTACATCGCGGCGGGCGGCACCCACGCCGACAAGCTCAAGGCGTACCTGCCCCAGCTCGCGGCGAACGAGACGGCGAAGCTCAACCCGTCCGCTCCGCCCGACTGGGCCAAGAACCTCGTCAGCCTGCTGAAGGAGGCGGGCGCTGACCCCAAGATGCAGGCCGCGCAGGACGAGGTGTTCGACGAGAACTACTGGAACCCTGCCGTCAACCACGCGTCCCAGATCGGCCTCAAGACCGCGCTGGGCCACGCCGTCGTGTACGACACCTGCATCCACAGCGGCCCCGGCCGGGTCGCCACGCACCGCGCCGCCTTCCCCCAGAAGTCGCCCGCCAACGGTGGCGACGAGAAGGAGTGGGTGAAGGCGTACGTCGGCGCGCGCAAGGCGTGGCTGCTCGGCAACAAGAACCCCCTCGTCCAGAAGACCATCTACCGGATGGAAGCCTTCGAGAAGCTCATGGCGGACGGGAACTGGGACTTGGTGCTGCCGTTCACGGTTCGTGGCGTGAAGGTGTCCGAGTAGCGATGAAGCGGTCCGGCTTCTGAATCTTGTACCGTCGGCAGTAGCGATACACCTCGTTCGCTGCCGACGCCGCCGGGTCCTTGGTCTTGAGGCCAAGGACCTGCGCGATCTCGTCGAATCGCTTGCCCTGCATCCGCATCGAGTAGGCGCGCCGCCCGATGTCGTCGTGCCTGCGAGCAGCGAACCCGAACGCGCGCGTCGAGTACCCAGCGCGGTGAAGGGCACGGTAGAGATGCGGCCAAGACACGCCCAGGCTCTTGGCGATGGCTTCCTTCTTCTCGCCCGTCCGGTAGCGCTCGTACGCCGTCCGCAAGACCTTGGCGGACCAGCGCTTCGGAGTCGTCAGCGCCGGGAGCCCACGCTTTGTCCACGCAGCACGGAGGGCCTCGTAGGTCACACCATGCTCCGCGGCCACCGCGTCTCGGTCTTCTCCTTGCACGCAGCGCCGGTGCGCGTCACGAATAACCTGGTCGGGCCATCGTGTCATGCGCCTGTTCGACTTTCTTATGGTGGGAACGCGACCTGTCCTCATCAAGCGGTTGTACACCGCCTTCGCGGAGAGGTCGAAGACATCGCCCACGGCTTGGTAGGTCATGCCGGATAGGCGAAGACGGATCGCTTCCTCGACATCAAAGGGCTTCATGGCGTTTCCTGTACTCCTTGTCGATCTTGCGGCCCAGCCAGTTCATGCACGGAACGGCCATGCTATTGCCGAGCGCCTTGTACCTGGGGCCGTCCGGGCATTCATCGGCGGGCTTCTTCTTCCACGGGATGCGCGTGTAGTCGTCGGGGAACCCTTGCAAACGCTCGCATTCCCGCGGCGTGAGGCGGCGGACGGCCATGTCCTGTCGCACGCCGATCTCGATCTTCCGCGCGTCGGACGCCATGATAGGCCACGCAGCGTCACTCTCAGCGCGTTGATAGCCGTTAAACGCCATCGGCACGATGGGCGTGCCGCGCCCCGTGCCGTCCTCTTCAGCCGCCTGTCGGGCGTCAAACGCGACAGGCAGGATCCGCCCCGTGTAGGCATCCTGTCCGTTCAACCCTCCTCCGTTATGCGCGCCATCGCTCAAGGTTCCGACGACATCGACATGCGCGATGGTCTGCGCCTGTAGGACAGCGTGAACCTGTGCCGTTACCTCTGCGGACTGCGGACTGCGACTCGGGTCGTTCGTCGCGGTCAACGGCGGCGCGATGACTACTCCTCCGTGTCGTCCGGCTCCGTCTGCGACGAGTCCTCCATCGAGGTCGAAGTCGGTTCCGAGTCCGCCACCGCCGCGAGTGCGTGCCGCAAGAGTGGGGGCAGGTCTTTGCCCCGCTTCTCGGCTCGGCGGAGAATCCCGGCGCACGCCCGACTCGACAAGTAGAACCTGCGAGGCACGGACTCCGCCGGTTCGAGAACCTGCGACAACGAACACACGGCGGCGTCGTTGGGCCACTCCGAAGTACTGGGCGTCCAAGACGCGCCAGCAGACTTCTCGCGTGGGTCCAAGCACAAGACCAGCGTTCGTCCACTTTGCCCCTGATGGGTCAAGGGCGATGTCTTCCCCCGCGAGCGCGCCGAGGAAGTTACCGAAGGCGTTTCCATTGTCACTGAGCACTCCCGGGACGTTCTCCCACAAGATGATGGCGGGCGGCAGACCCTGCGTGGCCCGAACGGTGTCGATGGCGTCCGCGATCTCCACGAACGAACGAGTCAGTTGACCTCGCGGATCGTCCAGCCCCTTCCGTAGCCCGGCCACGGAGAACGACTGGCACGGCGTGCCGCCGACGAAGACATCCGGCGCCTCGACCTCTCCTGCGAGGATGAGTGCCGGAAGGCGCGTCATGTCTCCGAGGTTGGGGACGCCAGGGTAGTGGTGCGCCAAGACAGCGCTGGGGAACGCGTCGATCTCCGCGAACCACGCAGGCTGCCAGCCCAGCGGCTCCCACGCAGCGGACGCAGCCTCGATGCCTGAGCAGACGCTGCCGAAACGAAGAGGCCCGCGCACGCGTTACGCGTCCTTCGTTCGCACGGACAGGCGCGCAGCCTCGGCCAGCTCGACGAGCATGGCGACCCACTCCGCGGGCGTCTTCGGCTCGTCCGGCAGGGACGACGGCGCCGAGGCGAACGCCTTGCCCAGGCCGCGCACATGACGGAGCGTGGGCATGCGAATGCCGTGGACCACGCGGCTGATCTCGGGCTGCGTCAGGTCGCTGCGCCGCGCCAGTTCGGCCAAGCTCCAGTGCCGCACGCGGCGGTGCGCTTCGATGATCTGGATGAAGACGTCGGTTTCAGGGTCGATCACGACAGCAGATTCGTTCATGGGATCCTCCACCTCACCTTGAGGCATGCCACCATGTACCATCTCTCTACCGCTGCGTCAAGAACCCTTGACGCCTTGTCATGGACCCGCTACGCTCGATCCGCCTTCAGGAGAGCACCATGTGGGACCAGCCCCACTACATCTACAAGCTGTTCGACCCCCAGCAAGCCCAGTTCGCCATCGCGCTGGAGCAGAACATCCCCGGCGTGCTCGCGTGGGCCATCCGTGGCCGCCGCAAGTACCGGCTGACGAAGAACGAGTGGCCCGATGAGGGGCCGCCGTCGCACATCGACGTCTACGCGCCCGTGCACGCCGCGTTCATCGTGGAGCACTTCCTCGCAGGCTGGGGGCTCAACGGCCTCTGGAGCGCGGAGCCACGCGCAGGAGCGCAGCTCGTGCTGCCGTGGCCGCAGACCGAGGAGGGGCTCAACCATCTCGAAGAGAGCGGTCGACGCATCATCAAGCGCCACGTCGCGAACGCAGAGCTGAAGCCTCACGTCGAGGCGATGGCTACGCCCTACCAGCGCCGTGGTGCCGCATGGGCCGCAGGGCGCCCGTGGGTCATGAAGGTCTGGGGGTGCGGCTGCCTCGCGGGTGACACCAACATCACGGTGAACCGCGCTGGGAAGGGCGGCGAAACCACCGTCGCCCGCTTGGTGAAGATGACGCGCGAAGGACGCCGCCACAACCGCGACATCAAGACGCGAGCGCAGTCGGTAGATGCTGACGGCTATCGTCGGCTGAACGAGGTCACGGACGCCTACGAGACAGGCGTGAAGCAGACCTTCACGCTCACGACGGCGTCTGAGCACTCGATTCGCGCGACCGCAGACCATCGGTTCTTGCGACCGAACGGCGAATACACCCGGCTCGGCGATCTCGCGGTCGGGGATGAAGTGGCCGTCATCGAGACTGGGCGCAAGAAGGGGCGAAAGGCCGAGAAAGGTTACGATCCGTACTATCCCCGCGTCGGTCGCATGGACAAGCATCCCTACGCGGTGAAGTGGACTTCGCCACGGAAGAACCGCCCCTCTCACGCCAAGTACGCTCAGGTGCCGACGCACCGGCTGGTCATGGAGGCTCACCTCTCCGGCCTGTCGCTCGACGAGTTCATCGCGCGTGTACGCAGCGGCGACCACGAGGGCCTCGTGTTCCTCGACACGACGACGCACCATGTCCACCACATCAACGAGGACAAGCGCGACTTCCGGTTGGAGAACCTCGTGCTCCAGCCCGCGCGCGAGCATCTGCGCCAGCATGGCGTCGAGGGTGGCTGGAAGGGCGTGTTGCCGCAGGTCGAGTTCACTCGGATCGTCAGCATCAAGCCGTTCGGTGAGGAGATGACCTATGACCTCACCATGACCGAGGAGATGCCGAACTACGTCGCCAACGGCTTCGTCACTCACAACAGCGGCAAGACCGTGGGCGCGCTCGTGGACGCGCTGACGCAGGACGGCACGGTCGTCGTGATCTGTCCCGCGAAGGCCCGGCACGTCTGGTGGACGCAGGTCCAGCAGTACACGAACATCCTGCCGTGGCGGCTGCTGCCGGAGAGCGAGCGCCGCAAGGGCGACATGACGTGGACCCAGTACACCGAGTACTGCACCAAAAACGGGCAGCGTCGCTTCGTCGTCATCGGTGCGGAGTCGCTGAACGACAACCTCGGCTTCGTCGCCTCGCTCCAGGCGACCGTGCTCATCCTCGACGAGCTGCACATCCACGGGCAGTCGAAGCGCTGGAAGGCCGTCAGCCGGTCCGACGGGAAGGTGGACTTCCATCGACGCCAGACCGCCAGCGGCGACCGTGACGCGTGGTCCGTGGCGATCATGGACGTCAGCCGTCTGCCCACGCTGAAGCTCCGCATCGGCCTCACGGCCACCCCGCTCGACGACGGACGGCCACGCCGACTCTGGTCGCAGCTCGACCTGCTCACGCCCGGCGGCTTCGCCCACAGCTACCGCAGCTTCGCGCAGCGCTACTGCGACGCTACGCCGAACCCCTACGGCGGCTACGACGACAAGGGGAGCAGCAACATCGACGAGCTTCGGGCGCGCTGCTCCTTCTTCACGCACGAGGTGCCGTACACCGAGAGCCACGCCAGCCTGCCGCCGACGCGCGTCCAGGTGGTCTACCTGCCGGTGTCCGCGCAGGACAAGGCCGAGCGCTACGACGACGCACAAACCTTCGATCAAGCTATCAAACAGCTTGCACGCCAGGCGCGAGGTGATTATGAGGATGTACCGGCGCGAGAACGTCTCATCGAGGCGCGTCTTGCGGAGGCGAGCAGTCGAAAGCGTAGCTACGTCGTGGCGGAGGTCCTTGAAGGACTGAAGGGTGGCGGCAAGGTTATCGTGTTCACTGCGCGTCGCCGGGAAGCCGAGCGTTGGGGCGAAGCGATCCGAAAGGCCGCGAGCGCCAGCGACGAGGTGAAGAACGCGACGGTCTGGGTTGGGCACGGCGGCGTAAGCGAGTCCGAGCGCAACGACATGACCGACGGGTTCCGAAGCAGTGCCGGTCCCTGCTGTTTGGTGGGGACCGGCCAAGCCTTCGGGATCGCCGTCGACGGCATGCAGACAGCAGACCTCGCCATCTTCGCCATGCTTCCCTGGAAGCCCGGTGACTTCCTTCAGTGGCGTGGCCGGTTCGACCGGCATGGCGGACGGGCCACGCTGCTGAAGGTCGTCGTCGCAGCCTCGACCTACGACGAGCGTGTGGTCGAGATCCTGACCGACAAGTTCGGCCCCATCGAGCAGTTCCTCGCGGCCGACGAGCTGGACGGCATGGGCGAGAAGCTGCTCGGCATGGAGGACCGCGAGGCCATCGTGGACGACGTCGTGTCCAAGCTGTTCATCGAAGAAGAGGAGTAGGTCATGAGCACGACCGAGAAATGCCCCAACTGCGAGGGCTTTTGCTGCCGCGCCGATTCGGGCATGACCGTGCAGCACCGCTCCGGCCGCTACGCGCGGCACGTCTGCCCCGACTGCGATGCGGGTTTGGTGTGGGCGAAGCCTGCCCCAGTTCGCTACGACCACAGGTATCGCTGGTCGGCCGACGGCCCCGAGTGCGACCTCTGCGGCTTCGTCCATCAGCCAAACCTCGAACCGTTGGAGCAGCCGTGAAGATGCTCATCGACGCCGGTAAGAGTTCCCGCGGGTGGAGCCGCATCGGCAACTTCGCCAAGTGCCCCCAGCTCTTCGCCTATCTGAACCGTTCCTCTCGGATGGTCGACGAGCTGGGGCGCTCTCCCAACATCGCCCCGCCCATCGAGGCGTTGGCGAAGGGGAGCATCGGCCACACGCTCCAAGCGCATCTGCACGCCATCTGGGGTGCGGCGCAGCCGCAGGGCGTTGTGGTCGATGAAGCGCATCACACGGACCCTTCGGTGTTCATGGAGCCCGAGGACGCGGCGCAGGCGTGGTGCGACAAGTACGGGAGCCATGAGCTTCTGCCGCAGATGCTCAAAGTGTTCCACGCCTACCTCGCCAAGTTCCCCGAGTCTCCCGGCGACGTCATCGCTGTGGAGGCGCCCGTTACGGCGGTGCTGGGAACGCTGCGCGGTGAGTGGGGTCTGTGGGTCGGTGAGGAAGTGGGCGGCGCGTGGCGGAGTCTCGACGGTGCCGACATCGAGGTGACGCCGCTATGCATGCCCGACCACCGAGAGCACGGGCGCCCCATCACGCTCACGCGCCGCATAGACCTGGTAACACGCGATCAGTCGGGACGCTACTATATCTGGGACCACAAACATCAGGCGTCCGTGAATGTGGAAACCAGCGCTACGGCCTACGCCATCGACGGCGGGTTCGCTGCGTTCCGCATCATGGGCAAGCAGCTCTACGGTGCGGCCTTCGGCGGCCTGACCTTGAACCTCATCTCCTCGACGCAGCCGGGCCGCGCAGCGCGCGTTCAAGTGCGGTCGACTCCGCACCGCGACGCCGGCTTCGCTAAGTGGCTCTGGTGGGCGGAGCACCAGATCGCCCAGCTCGACATGACGACCGACTACTGGGACTGGCCGAAGGCACAGAACGAACTGTCGTGCTACGGGCGCTACGGAGCCTGCGCCGGGCTCGACCTCTGTTCTCTCGGACCCCGCGCGTAGCGGAGCCCGGGCTGCCTCTCGTCGCGACTGGCCCACGCGACGAGGATGACCACCGGGCCGGAGTGCCAACATGACCACCGACAACCCGACCGTCATGGTGACGGTGTACGGAAAGCCCAAGAAGAAGAAGACGTCCGACGTCCTCGCCGCGTTCCCGACGGCGCTGTGCATCGGTGTCCCGAGTGCCATCACCCTCGTCGCGCAGAACGAGCTGGGCTTCACGCCCGCCGTCCACCCCGAGCCGCCGCAGACGCTACACGAGCTCGTGACCCTGCTCGACTACGTCCACCGCACGGGGATGGCCCGCCAGTACGGCGCGGTCATCATCGACGACGCCAGCCACATCTGCGACCGCAGCATGATGGTCTGGAACGAAGAGGCGCCCGCGGGCAAGAGCGGCAAGAAGGACAAGTTCTACGCCTACCAGCAGCTCAACAAGTACCTGCTCATGCTGTCGGGCCTCGCCCGCCACATGGGCGTGCACCTCGCCTTCACGTTCCACGAGCGCATGCCGGGGACGAACGCCGAGGGGTTCTTCTGCCCCGGCGGCCCGAACGTGCCCAGCCGCAACCAGGTCGAGACTCTCCCGAGCTGGTGCGACATCAACGTGCGCGCGATGGTCGACTCGACGTACCCGGACCCGTGGTTCCCGGGCATCTACTTCTGCGACCCCACGTCGCCGGACTGGGTGACGGGCGACCGCACCGGCGTGTGCTGGGCGAAGACGCCGGGCAACCTGCGCGAGGTTCTCCGGGCGAGCGCGGGCGGCTACCAGCTCAGCCGCGTTCCGGGGCTGGAGTGGCAGGACGAACTGGCGGATGCTCTTGCAGAGCGTATCGTGGCGACCGACGATGTGCAAGGTTCCATCAAGACGATCTCCGAGGAGCACCCGCTGTTCCGCGCCGGTCATGAACAAATTCATCTTCGCTGGGCTTGCCAAGACGGTATTGCCCGCGCTACGTTCCTCAAGCGCAAGGCGAGGAGCCTCTTCGACCTCGCGCCGAAGGATGACTCGAAGAAGACGGGCGGCGTGCCACTGCCTCCCCCTCCTCCGAGCGCCTCGTAGTCCGTCAACAACTGCATCAACGACCACCAACTGGAGTTCACCATGTCCTTCATGATCAACGGTTCCGCCTTCAAGGGCGTCTCCACCCTCGGCTCCTCCCAGCCGGAGGCGGGCTACTACGAGGTGTTCGGCGTCTCCGTCGAGCACAAGCAGGGCGACAAGCCGGACAGCCGCCGCTTCAACGTCGAGTTCCCGAACGGGTTCAAGATGTTCACCTGGCTCAACCTGCCGGTCGAGGGCCTGCCCGAGAAGCAGTTCAAGGGCCGCCTCGCGGCGATGAAGACCACCCTGTCGTCGTTCGGGTTCTCCGACGAGGACATCGAGGGCGGCGAGATCAGCGACGCGTGGTTCGTGTCCGCCACCAACGGCGGCCGCAAGGCGTACGTCGAGTTCGTGCCCGGCCAGCAGGGCGTGCAGGGCAGCTACGCCACCATCAACAAGTTCCTCACCAAGGACCAGTACGAGAAGGCGAAGGCTTCCGGCATCGTGCCCACCGCGCAGAACGGCAGCGGCAGCGCCCCGCGCGGCGCTCCCCCGGTGGCGCAGAGCGTCATCCCGGCGGCCCCGTCCGCTGGTGGCGCCCAGGTGGTGCAGACCGTGGCTCCGGCGCCCGCCGGTGGCCTCCGTCTCCCGCCGCCCCCGGCCGTGAACGTCGCTCGTTAGTCCCTGACGAGGGAACCGTAGACACGGGCCTGCAAGAAGTGGTTACCCAGCTCCGTTGAGTAGACACTTCTTGCAGCTCAACGCCCGGCGAGAACGTAAGCTCGGCCCCGTCCTTAGTGGCGGGGCGTTCTCGTTTTTGATATGATGGTCGGGCTTGGGAGGCTCTGTGCTTCTGCCCGTTCTACTTGACCTGTGGGCAGGTCTGCGCGCCGCGCATCATCTGTACCACACCCTGCACTGGCAGGCGAAGGGCGCTCCCTTCTACGGCGACCACCTCATGTTCAAGCGCCTCTACGAGAGCGTCGAGGATGAGATCGACGGCCTCGCCGAGGTCATCGCTGGGCACTACGGCGCCGACAAGCTGGACCCGATCAAGGCGTGGGCCGCGGCGGGCGAGAAGATCAGCCAGGTCGCCACGATGGGCGGGTCGCCTCTCGTCATCGCCGAGATGCTCATGGAGCTGTCGGAGTCTGCGAACGACGCCGTCGTGAACGGCGCGGAGTGCCCGTACCCGGGCGCCCTGTCGAACTTCGTGTCCGGCATCGGCACCAAGCACCTGACGGACGTGTACCTGCTCAAGCAGCGGTACGGCTCCGGTGCCCCGAAGATGTAGGTTGCCATGACGCTCCGGTAAGGATACCGGGGCTACATGAACACCGACCTCATGTTCTCGTCGGCCACGGACCAGTGGGCCACGCCGCAAGCGTTCTTCAACGAGTGGAACAGCGTCTTCAACTTCACGCTCGACGTGTGCGCGGATGCGGACAACGCCAAGTGCGCCCGCTTCTTCGACCGTGAGACGAACGGGTTGGCGCAGGACTGGAGCCTTGACGTCTGCTGGATGAACCCGCCCTACGGGCGCGAGATCAGCCGGTGGGTCAAGAAGGCGTACGACGAGAGCCGCGCGGGCGCGACCGTCGTGTGCCTGCTCCCGGCGCGCACGGACACCGCGTGGTGGCACGACTACGTGCTGCCGTTCGCTCAGGTCGTCTTCGTCCGCGGACGTCTGAAGTTCGGGGACGCGAGGACGGGCGCACCGTTCCCGTCGGCGGTCGCCGTCTTCTACCCGCCGAAGGTCGCGCGATGACGTACGATCCCCGGCAGCATGGGGCGCGCTGCGATGTGTGCCCGCTCGGACCGAAGGGCGCGTTCCGCGACGGCTACTGGCAGCCGTGCCCGCCCGAGGTGCACGCAGGCGCTGCCGTGCTCGCGGTGGCGGAGACGCCGCACATCGAGGACACCAACAACGGGCGGCCGCTCTCCGGGCGCAGCGGGCAGGAGTGGAACCTGGCGCTGCTGGCCATCGGGCGCAGGCGCTCGGACGTCGACCTCACTCACGTCGTCGCGTGCAACGCAGGCACGGACAAGAACGCGTGGGAGAAGATGACCAAGGCGCTCGACAAGGAGAACCGTCGCCGTCTTGTCACCGGGCTCCCGGCCCTCCCGGACCCTATCGCGTGCTGTCGTCCTCGGCTACTCAAGGAGGCAGAAAATTACAACAACATCATCGCGCTGGGACGCTCGGCGGCGAACGCCCTGACGGCGAAGGCACAGAGCATCTTCGCGCTGCGCGGCGGCCCGGTCTGGGTGGACGAGCACTGGGGCGCGTTGATGGAGACGCCGCTGGCGGGTGGTGCGGTGCCCGAGGGCGCGGTGCGGCGAGTGTTCCCCACGTTCCATCCCGGCTTCGTCCAGAAGGCCCCGGGATGGCGTGCGACGATGCAGGCGGACCTCGGCAAGGCGATGCGCTGGTTCTCGGGTCAGCTTCGCTGGACCCAGCCGACGCGCTCCTTCAACCCCACGCCGGACGAGCTGGAGGCGTTCCTCGCGCAGGACATGCCGTTCTGGGCGTACGACTTGGAGACGGACGGCATCGAGGCGATGACGTGCAAGGTGCGCTCCATCGCCATCGCGCACCCGGACCTCAACGCCGACAGGCGCGCGCTGCGCGAGGGCCAGCAGGAGTGGCTGCGCGCGGGCGTCATGGGCCTCAACATCCTGAGCGGCGACGGCTACACGCGGTACTACGAGCCGCGCGACGAGGCGCGGATCCTCGACATCCTGCGCCGCTTCCTGACGGACCCGACCAAGGTCAAGGTAGGCCACAACGCGGGCAGCTACGACCGCCAGGTGGTCGAGCAGTGGCTCGGCGTCACGCCAGCGCCGGTCATCGACACGCTGTTCGCAGCAAGGTTCAGGGCGCCTGAACTTCCGAAGGGGCTGAAGGTCGTCGGCTCCGTGCTCACCGACGTCGACCGCTGGGAGACGACGGAGAAGGGCGAGAGCCTCGCGCACGGCAAGGTCGACGACTGGGACCGGCTCGCCTACAACTGCACCGACAGCACCGTGAACGCGCGCATCGTCGTGCCGCTTCTGGATGCCGCTGAGGAGGCGGGCGCCTTCCGCGACCTGCCGGAGGCGCTGCGCCCCGTGGGCTGGGAGCAGCGTCGGTGGGACCTGCACGAGCTGGACCACGCCACGCAGGACATGTGCGTGAACCTCCACAAGATCGGCGTGTACGTCGACCAGGAGGCGCGCTTCAAGATGGAGATGGAGACGCGCGCGTCCGTCGCGAAGCGCGAGAAGAAGCTCGCGGAGCTGTCCTTCGCCATCGGCCTCGGGAAGCTGGACCTCAAGAGCGCGGGCTCCAACGACGACGGCGACGAGGTTGTGGGCGTGAAGCCCGGCAGCGCGGACCAGATCCGCGACCTGCTCTACGAGACGTGGAAGCTCGGCATCCCGCCGCAGATGGAGGCGCGCGACTTCTACACGGCGTCCGGCATGCCCGGCACGGGCGACAAGGTGCTCCGCGGCCACCTCGCGGGCGGGCGCTTGTCGAAGGAGCAGGAGGCGTTCATCCGCGAGCTGCGGCTGTACCGCCGGGAGAAGAACAAGATCCTCGGCACCGTGCTGCTGCCGCTGAACCTCACTAGCTACGATCCGAATAAAGGCGTCGTTTGGCACCCGGACGGGCGCGTGCGCTCGACGTGGAACGCGCACGTCACGGCTCCAGGGCGGCTCTCGTCGAGCGGCCCGAACCTCCAGAACATCGGCAGCCGCAAGGGACAGGGCAAGCTCAAGACGCTGTTCGCGGCCGAGCCGGGACACCTCCTCGTGGGCGCCGACCTCGACCAGGCGCACCTCCGAATCATCGCGAACTACTGGAAGATCCCGACGTTGATCGAGGGCTTTGTCGAAGGAAAAGATCCGCACAACGCCTTGGCGCTGGCGCTGTTCGGTGATAAGTTCAAGAACGCAGACGGATGGGGGCCCGACGGGTTCAGCATCCAGCGCAAGCCCGGCTCCGGCATGGCGAAAGCTATGCGCGACATCTCGAAGACGTTCCGGTACGCGGCTGCGTATGCGGCCGATCCTGCGACCATCTGGCAGGTGCTCACGTCGACGGAGTCCGACAGCGGAGAGCTGCCGTACCTGGGCATGACGACCAAAGAGGTCCGCCACTTCCACGAGACGTGGCTGAAGACCGAGCCAGAGTGGCTGACGGCGTGGGACGCCATGCAGTCCATCTACCGGCACCAAGGCCACATGGAAGAGCCGGTCATGGGACGGCGCTCGGGCCTGCTCAGCGACGGCAAGAAGCAGGAGGTCGTGAACTTCCCCATCCTCGCGGCCGAGGCAAGCTGCATGCGGCTCGCGGAGCAGGCGCTGATCCACGCGTTCCCGTGGGACCTCGGGCGACGCACGGGCCTCATCCACCAGTGCCATGACTCCGTGGCCGTGGAGATCGAGGCGCCGCCGGGCTTGGCTGGGTGGAAGCCGGTGAAGGGCGAGGCGCTGCCGCCCGAACTGGAAGCGTACCGGCGCAGGGTCGAGGAGTGCATGACCGTCCGCATCCCTGGATGGGACGTGCCGCTCACGGCCGAGGCCACGGTCGGCCGCAATCTGAAGGAAGCGTAGCGTTTCTTCTTGACGCTCCGGTAAGGTGTTGCTATACCAACAATGCCTTCAGGGGAGAACATGAACGACCTACTCAACATCACGCACTGGTTACTCGACCTCGTCGCTGCCATCGCCCGCAAGGTCGGGAGGTGGCCGTGACGCTCGAAGAACGCAACGAAGCGCTGGCCGCGCAGATCGCTGAGATGGCTCTGACGATCAAGGACTTGAAGAAGTCGCTGGCGTTCAAGGAGCATATCATCGAGTCGCTCAAGCTCGACCGCTCGCACGAGGAAGCGTGTGTCGTGACGTTCCTGAGCGGCGCTGGGCGGGACGAACTGGCCGAGGCCATCATGCGCGGCGACCATCGCAAGGAGAGCCCATGACCGTCGACCAGTTGCAGTCGCTGGAAGACCGCGTTCGTGCGCGCAACCGCACCGACGCGCTCATCCGCAAGCGCACCATCACCATCGAGGCCGATGACTTCGAGATTCTCGTGCGCGAGCTGAAGAAGCTGCTCGTGCGCGCTGGAGGTAGCCGTGACCGTCGTTGACCCCCGCGCCGTCAAGAAGGCGCAGGCGCTGTCCATCGTCGCCGAGGAGCCGTGGTCGACCACCGAAGAGGTGGCGGCCGAGATGAAGCTCTCCTCGCGGCTGGTGCGTACGCTGTTGATGGACCTGCTGAACGACGGCAAGCTCGTCTTCCAGCAGAAGAGCCTGCCACGCAGGAAGGTCGCCGTGATGTGGCGGGCCACGGACGTCGCATGAAGTGCCGGTGGTTCTTCGCGCACGCCAAGCAGACGCCGGACGACGTCATCGACGCGTGGACGGCGACGCTGTGCGAGCGCCTAAGCAGCGTCGACGTGGAGGCTGTCGTGACCCCGGGCCGCGACGACTACATGAAGCGCAGCCGCGCGATGGGCGGCTGGAACACCTGGGTCAAGGACGTGCCCATGGCCGAGGACTGGAGCGGCGCTCCGCTGTTCCACGGCATCGTCGTCCCCGTACTCCATCTCGAACAGCCCGCCGTCGGACGGGCCACGTTCGCCCTCGTCGAAGGGTTCCTCGCGCGCGGCAAGTACGCGTACGCGTGGGTCCCCGACAGCAACCAGATCGCAGCCATCACCGGCATCGAGGCCAAGGACACCGACGCCTGGACCGATGTCGGCGTACTTCACACCGGAGAATCAGCATGAGCGAGAGCAAGCTCTACTGCGGCGCAGAGATCGTCCGCGACGGCGTCCCGTCCTTCTGCACGAACGCGCCCAACGCGTGCCGCTGGCACAAGAAGCCCGTGAAGCGCGCGCCTCAGATGACGTTCGTGGCGCGAGAGAGGTGCGGCGCTCCGGCGTATGTGAACGTCGAGCCTGGGCGGACCTGCGCCAACTTCGCGGACACATGCCCGAAGCACAGGGGCTGGCGCACGAAGAAGCTCCTCGCCGACAAGCTCCGCATCGCCTCGACGCCAACGCTCCTAACAGAGAGCGCAGTCCCGGTTCGTCCCGAACCTAACACGGTTGACCATCCGCGCCACTATAACGTCGGAAAAATCGAAGCCATCACCGTCATCGAGGATTGGCAGCGTGGCTGGCCGTCCGATCTTGCTTTTCATCTCGGAAACGCGATAAAGTATATCGCACGCGCGGGGAAGAAGGACGACATCGTGCAGGACCTCAAGAAAGCACGTTGGTACGTCGACCGCGCTCTTTCTGTCATGGAGTCGCGAGATGAGGCTGGTAGATAGAACGGGCCACACCTACGGCATGCTGACAGTAGTCGGCCCCGTCGAGCGTGAGGGCGGTAAGTCTTGGTGGCTCTGCCGCTGCGCCTGCGGCGGTGAAGTCGTCGCGACAGGAGGCAACCTCAAGAGCGGCAACACGAAGTCGTGCGGGTGCGCGAAGCACAAAACAAAGGACATGGTCGGTAAGACATTCGGGCAACTGACTGTGCTGAACCGATGCGCGAACCTCGGTCGGTTTTCCGGGGCGCTGTGGCTGTGCCGCTGCGCGTGCGGGAACGAACATCGCGCTATGGGCAGCAACCTTCGGTCTGGCAGCGTTTCCTCATGTGGGAAATGCCTTCCACGACACGGAGAACACGCGACGAACTGGAAGGGCGGGAGGCGCAAAAACCGTGTCGGATACATCCTCGTCTATGCGCCAGATCATCCCAACGCGCTGAAGCACGGCTACATACTGGAACACCGCCTTGTGATGTCGCAACACCTTGGCCGCCCCCTGCGGCCCGACGAGAACGTTCATCACATCAACGGCACCAAGGACGACAACAGGATCGAGAACTTGGAGCTGTGGACGACAAGCCAGCCAAAAGGCACCAGAGTCGCCGACCTTCTGGTGTGGGCCAAACAGATCATCGAGAGGTACGATCATGACTAATGAACAAGACGAGCCGACAACGGTGGACATCGTTGAACTGTCCGCACGAAACGCGAACCTCGGGAATGTCGTGAAGTACCTCGCTCGCTGCGACCACAAGGGCAACGCGGTCGAGGACCTCAAGAAGGCGCTCTGGTACTTGCAGCGCGAGCTGGACCGGAGGCAGGCATGATCGACATCGAACCGATCAAGGCTCAGCTTGCCAAGGACATTGGCGGCTACATCTGCCTTCATCGTGACGACATGGCTGGTCTTGTTGAGGAGGTGGAGCGTCTACGTGGCGAGCGCGCCGCCGTGGTGGCGTGGCTCCGCGGGAAAGGAAACGACCCAACGACGTTCATGTCCGAAGCTATCGCGCTGGCCTGCGCCGCTTCTATCATCGAACGCGGCGAACACCGCAAGGAGACGCCATGATCACCCACGCTAACGTCGACGACCTGGAGCGGGCCGTGCTGCGCTTGCATCTCGACCTTGAGATGCTCACGCAGAAGGTCGAGAGGTTGCTGCCCTATGTCGAGCCGCCTGAGCCGCCGCCCGACCTTCTGGTCACCATCAAGTCGCTGCATGAGTCGAACGACGGACTGCGCGTTCAGCTCGAAGACGCGAAGCGCACGGAGCGCGATCTCGACGCTGAGGTGGTCCGGCTGACGAAGGAGAACCAGCGCCTCACCCGGCTTGCATGGCAGGCAGAGCAGGACAAGCGGGCGGCCGAGGATGCGCTGAAGTCGACACGCCTTGACTTGTTGAGTAGCGAGGCCGACGCTGAGCGGGCGCGCAACCAGCGCGACAATCTCGCGCTCCGGTTGGCCGACGCGCAGCGTCAGCGCGAGGCGATGGCTCAGCGCGTTGTGGAGCAGCGGCGTGGACTGCTCTCCATCCTGGGTGTCGTCGCCGCAGAGGATAGTGAGTCCGGCTTCATCTCCGGAGGACCACATGAGCTTTGACCTCATCGCCATCAAGGCGCGCATCCGAAACGCGTACATGGACTTCAAGGGCGACGACCCTGCCTTCTACGCAGCCCTCGGGGACGTGAAGAACTTGGTGGCAGAGGTGGAGCGCCTGCGTTCGACCGTCATCGGCTTGACCGAAGAACTGGTCGAGGATAGAACCGCTGCGGTAAGGATGTTGAAGACGTTCGACCCGGGACCGTTCGGCCCCAGCGAGACAGACATCCTCAGCTTGGCTGAACGTATTGAACGTGGCGAGCATCGCCGCGAGGAGGAGAAGTGACCCGACAGGAACAAGAGGCGGCGGAGCAAGCCGCTTACGAGGAACACATGCAAGCCGTGTACGACGAACAGAACTGGATGCGGCAGATAACGGAACAGGTCGAGCAACTTCAGAACGAGGTGACGCTGCTACGCGCCGAGAACCGGAAACTCCGCGACGTTCTTGAGTGGGTCAACAACCAATGCCCCGGCAAGTGCTCGGGTGTCTGCGACGCCGCGCTGCGCGTCGAGCACCGCCGCGAGGAGAAGCCATGACCGCTGACATACTCGACCTCGCCCGCCTGTGCAACGAGCAAGCGACCGACGACCGCTTCCTTTTCGACCTCGCGCACCCGCTGCAACTCATCTACAAGGGCGGCGACTACTGGTATCTGCGGGGGACGTCGGTCACGGGCGGCGTACTTATGGATCGCTGGCGGCAACTCGACGCCGACGCCCTCAGCTCCGACCACGACCGCTGTTACGGCATCGTGTGGACGGACGACCCCGAGGTCGCCCTCGCCCGACTGCTGGAACTGGAACACCGCCGTGGAGAGCACCGCGCGCAGGAGAAGCCATGAGCAGCAATGAGTTGATTCTGTTCAAGATTCTACGGGAGTCACCGAAGCCGCTCGCGGTCGCGGCCTTCTGGCGCTTCGTGCAAGCGTCCGCGAAAGAGCACCAGTTTCGCGATGGATTCGTGGAGTGGTGGCTCGTTGAAAGAGACATTGTCGAGATGCTGGATGAATGGCGGCGGCGGGAAGGGATGCCTAACGACAACGAGGAGGATCCATGACCGAAGAAGAAGCGACCGCGCTGGGCAAGCGCCTCTCCGCCTGCAAGCACTTCCGCCCGATGCCGGGCCTCAAGGACATGCAAGGCCGGACGTGGGACGACTCACTCCTCTGGCGCTGGAACCCTGGAGTAGACGTGCCAGACCTCCGGCAGCCCGCCTCGATGGGCATCCTGCTCGCGCTCTACGAAGAGACGCGCAAGATGCTCACCTGTCCCGATCCGGTGTACACCTACGCAGCCGCCTACGGGCTGCTCCACCCGCGCACGGTCGAGGCCCTCGTCGCTGCGCTGGAGGCGAAGCCATGAGCCCCGAGATGATCGAGCTTGCCCGTCGTGCCGTCGCTTGCAAGGGCTGGCGGTTCATGGGTGGAATGCTGGTAGCGGACGCCATCGGCAAGCAGCGCATCTACGACGACGTAGCGGGTGAACCCTACTGGTCAACTGATGGATGGCTGCCCGACCTTACCGACCCCGCCACGCTGGGATGCCTGCTCGCGCTGGTGCGGGAGGCGTGGGGGCTGCCGCGGCTCGGCGTAGCCTTCGACCACGACGCGGATGAGTGGATCGTTCGTAGTTGGAACGCGACGATCTTGTGGCAAGGGCTCGGCAACAGCGAGGCCGAAGCCCTCGTCGCCGCGTTCGAGGCGGCACCCCGATGAGCGAGCTGCCGCCCTGCAACTGCGGCCCGTGCAGCTACGCCGCTGAAGTTCCGCGGTCGAAGCCGCCCGGCCACACTTGTCCGGCCATCGACAAGACGCAGATGCTTCTACGCCGCATCAAGTGGTGGCATGTGCACCGGTCCGAGGAGAAGACACAGATCCGGCACCTCTTGGCCGAAGCGGCTCTCGCCCTGGAGACGGTGCGCGAAGAGAACCGGCAGATGCGCGCCGCGTACTGGTCGATGCACAAGCGTTTGACAGCCGCCGGTCTACCCGTTACGGAAACGCCCGTGGCCCCCGTGCGCGATGAAGAAGGCGCCGAGCGGGACATCGCTTGTTCGCGTTGTGGGCACGCGCTCCGGGTGCATACGACCATGCACGTCAACGCCGCAGATACGGGCACGTCTGAGCTGACCGACTGCTTGGAATGCTCGCTGGACCAGGGCATCTGCACGCCGTACACGAAGTATACGATTCACACTTGACGTTGCGGTACTGATACACTAAGAGGTAGTCGTCCGGTGCGGTGGGGCAGAATTCCTGTCTCTGACCCTGCCCACCGGGCGCCTTTCCTTGGAGTGCCTCATGCCGAAGAAGACCACCAACGCTGCGCGCCCTCACGTCGAGCGGCTCGTCTCCAACCTCAAGACCATCGACGGGCGCCCGCGCACCGTGGACCTCGGCGCCAAGACGCTGATCATCGGGCCGAACGGGAGCGGGAAGTCTGCCATCCAGCAGAGCCTCCAGCTCGCGCTGCTCGG